TGAAGACCCAACAATATCATCAGGTTTTAGAAGTTCAGTCTTCATACACATATTTGTTTGCAACTTAACATCTGCTGAACTTAACTCATGAACCGATGTTACAGTTTCTTTTGTTGCACCTGGTTGGGCAGGAGATGCTGGACTATTTGCTTGGTTATTACGTGCCTTAACACCCTCGGCAACTGCATTCTTAATGTATGCATCTTCCTGTTCTTGTGTTAAATTAGGATTCTCTTCTCTTATTGATTCAACATCTTCTCTTGCATTATTAATATCTGCTTGCTGTTCTTTTGAGATAGGTTTATTATCTGGCAAACCATACTTATTACTACTTGCACCTGGCGATGGTGCAGCACGTTCTGCTTCTTGTTCTGGAGTTGCTGGTTTCTCCGTTCTTATACCATCATCAGGATGTTTTACTCTTGCTGCTGGTTCTGCAAGTTCTGCTCCTTCAGCAGTTCCACTGGTAGGTGAAAAGTTAGAATCATCAGTACCAATCTTTGTTTTTAATGGAGCTTGAGCATTGTTACCAAGAAGACCCATGATGATAGGTATTTCTTGTTCCTGACCATCCAAAAAGAATCCAAAACAAAACATACCCTGTCGGATATTAGGTGTCTGATATGCACTTGCCATACCAGTACCTGCAGTGACAGGGTACATTACTTGAGCCCAAGGAAGATCCTTACCTTATACCTATACCCCCAACCTGGTATTGTATTTGGACTTTTAAATTTTCCCGCAAGAATATTATCCCTCCAAGTAGAATCATCGGCAACTTGACCGATCCACCATTTGAAAGTTTCACCTAAAAAACCACTATCGAATAATGCTCCTTGCTCCATAGGTTAATCGTCGTATACTCTACACTCTAACGAATCTGGATGATTATCACAATAGACTTCAAGATGTTTATCTTCATGTCTTGTATGCCAATCATTAATTTTACCATCATTTGGTTCTACTTCCTCTTCAGTATGATCATGAAATGCATCATTGTGCATCTCCAAATCTGATTCAGAGTATTCGATCATACCATGATTTACATGTTCTTTGTGATCTTTTGGATCAATGTAAACCTCGTGGTTTAGATCGTGGTTTGGAACTTTAGTAGTCATTAATTACTCCCAATACACATAGTTATTTAACAACCTTCGAATACTTACCACCCCTTCTCGCATTTCTTCTTTTTGAGAATGAAGATATTACATCAGGTGCGGTTTCAGATTTTGCTGGTTTAGAAGTAGTCGAAGAAATTGCTCGCTTTCTTTTACTTGCATCCCTTCCAGTTGAATCCCTAATCAAATTTAATTTGGTGAAAGTTTGTTTCTGGGAAAGATAGTGACACAAATCTGCTATGATATATAGACCTCCACTTTTCTTATCCACATCATCAGCACAGACTTCCTGTTGTTTTGATACGGAGTCAACCCAGATGGCATCTCCTGCGTGGAGAGTGAAATCTCCAGGTACAGTGATGGTTGTCATAGTAGCGAACAATTGATTATATCTCATAATAGATTGGTTGACAACTTTTTCTATCTCCAAGTTCTCATCTCCAGATTTTTTAAGTTGCTCTTGCTCTTTACCTGTACCACCTCCAGCAGGTAAAGATCCAGTATCTTTAACTTTATATACTGTTCTAGTAAACTGATTATCTTTTTCAAACTCTTCATTTAATTTTGGTAATTCTTTACCACCAGTTTTTATTTCCTTACCTTTTGAATCAATATATGAAACGTTATAAGGTTTTGCCCCTGAAGCAGGAGAAGGATCAAAGGTTATGATACGAGTCTTATATGCTCCCATCATTTTTTTCTTTTGAGCATTGACTTTATTATTAAGTTCATATGTAAGTGCCTTACCATCATAACCTTCAGGTATTGATTCACCACCCATGTCAGGTGTTTGGTTGAAAATGAATGCCTTCTTTGCTTCTTGTCCAAAGAAACTATCAATCGATTTAAATATAAAACCTTCTGAAGTTTCAAAGAAAAAGAAACCAGCAGAATTACCTTTAGGAGCACCCTCTGGTACAGATTTCTGTGCTAATTTATTAAGAGTAAAAAAACATTTCTTATTACGACCTGTGAAATTAGTATCTCCCTGTGTGTCCTCTATTTGACTTATATCTTTATCACTATTGAGATACTTTTCGTCAGTAAGTATTGTTTTTACATGTTCTGATATAGGACCATCAAATCTTTCATTGATTCTTACATCTTCATTTGTAAGAAATTCTTTAGAACATAATTGTAAAGTAACTAATTCCTTCGTCGAATCAGATGAAAAAGTATCATGATCATTCACATACATTGTTAACTCAATTACTTCATCACTATTATCAAAAAATTTCAAAGAAACATTTTCTTCACCAACAATAGGCAGTCCTTCTACTACACTTTTTTTTGTCTTACCAGATTCCACAGAGTTTCCTGCATCAACAAATGCTACTGATGCTTGAAGAGTATCCTGCAATATACTTTCATAGTACTGTAAACGTACAGTAGAAGTTGATACATCAACAACACTACTTTTATCTTTGTTGGAAGTAATTTTTATTGATCTTATATCAGATGCATTAGCATTCTTTGCTCTGATTTTATTCTGTTTTTCTCTCCTTTTAGGACCAGATAATCTTGGCATTAGTTTGTACCTCCCATATCTATTTAACCACCCTCATATAATGCTTCAGCAAAATCTTCACCACCTCCAGTCGATGATGTTTCAACAGGCATTGTTTCATTTGATTGAGTTTCTCCACCACCAGAAGGAGCAGAGGAATTAACAACTACAACTTCTTCAACATCTTCTTCATAAGAAGCACTTTTACTAATAGATTCAGTCTTTGCTGCTACAGAGTCTACATCAACAGGAGTTAGTGAAGCTTTATATGCATTCTTTAAAGTAACCCTTCCACCCTCAATACTTACATTTTCCAATCCATGCTCCATAATTAAATCCACATCTCCAGCATATTTTTCGTTACCAACCCAATCATTAAATGCTTCTTCACTACCTTTACTAGCATTAAGTCGCATATTATATAAACCTTGCTCAATATTACCTCTCTTTCCTGATGTCAATAGATCCATAGTTTTTGGTTGATTAGATTTATCTATGGTAGTAGTTGTTTTCTTTCTTTTCTTCTTATTCTTTGGAGTATCCTTCCCTTTAAAAATAGCATCATAAAGCATACCAGCTAACTTATCACCTGCCCATCCTCCTAAAGCAGCACCCACAAGAGTACCACCTACTGGAATTACACTTCCTATTATACCACCTAACCATGCTGCTAGACCTGCACCTATTGCCATAAATGCTGCTCTTCCTAAAGGTTCTTTGAATACAAAATAATTTAAAGCAAAATCTAATAAAGCACCAATAAATGGAATTTTCTTTACGATAGGACTGACAACTTTCTGAAGAGATTTCAATCCCTTTAATCCTGTTTTTAATCCAGTCTTTCCTAATTTTGTTGCAGTGGTTGTTACGGTCTTCGCTGCAGTTGTTGCAGTTTTTGCTGCAGTCGCTGCGGTTTTTGCTGCGGTCTTTGCTGCACTTTTTGCTGCAGTTGTTGCAGTCTTTGCTGCAGTGGTCAATCCTTTTGTGGTACTCTTTACTACTTTACCACCTGTTTTTACAACACTTTTACTAGATTTAATTAAATTTTTACCAACTTTACTAGCAGTCTTACCAATATTTTTACCAACTGATTTAATTATTTTTTTAGGGGCTTTCTTCAGACTTCTAGTAAATTTCTTCGCAGCTATTTTTCCACGTTGAATAGTTTTACGAATTGCCTTTGGAGTTCTCTTCTTAAAAAATTTTTTTCTTTGTATTCTTTTTTTCTGTTGTCTGAATTTTTGCCGACGTTCATACCTTTCTTTTAATTTTTTATTACCTTTAGTTCTATTTTTTATATCTTTTTGTTTTTGCTTTTTATTTTCACCACCAAATGCTGCAGCAGTCATTCCAAGAATGGCAATCAGATTAAAAAGATTACCAATAGTACCAATTATTTTATCAAATACTTCAGCACCCTTTTCACCAAAAATATTCTTTACGAAATTTCTACTACCACTTATTACCTTATCACCCCACATAAGAAAAGTTCCAAGAGCATTAACAATACCAAGAACAGTGCTAGTAAAAAAATCTAATACTCCCCCTAAAATTGAAACTATCTTTTTAAGTTTTGGTAAAAAATCAATTAGTCTGACAAGAATGAATCCCATCAAAACATCTTTAATATATTTTATTAATCCATCAAGAAAACCTAACTTTACTTTAGTTGCTTTCTTTTTAACTTTCTTATCACCATCCTCATCTTTTGTTTCTAATTCAGTTTCCTCCTGATCTCTTAATGCCTTTTCTCTTTGCTTTCTTTCTTGATCTAATAATTTTTTATCTAATGCAACAGATCCTTTTAAAATTTTTTCAATCTCTATTACCCTTGTCTTAATAACAAGAGTAGTATTAGGTTCAGACTTAATATCTTTTTTATTTTCTTTCCTAACAAGAGAAACTTTAGGACGAGATACTGCTAATGCTCCTCCACTATTTCCTTGCGGTAAAAGTTTTTGACTATCTAATGCCATATATTATACACTTATACCTAAAGTTTTTACTTTATGAACAGATCTTTTTGTTGCAGCATTAATATTAGGAATCTCATTATTTCCTCCTGATTTAGATCCAGATCCATATCCAGAACCCCCTCCTCCTGCTGCTTGAGCTTGTTCATTATATACAACCACACTTGATTTTTTCACTGGAGTTTTGATAGATGTTACATTAGGTTTATTAATACTTTTCTGCACTTCCATAGGTTTTACCGTAGGTTTTAATGCAGGTGTTACCATAGGTTTTACAGTAGATTTACCAATACCTTTCTGCTCATTCAATAAATTTTTAAGTTGAGCTCCACTAAATTTCTTACTACCTCCCTTTGCCTCACCATAACCTTTAGATGGACCTATAAGTTGGAGTCCTCCACCTGAATTTCCTTTAACTAATCCACCACCAGCATATCCCATTCTAGCATTGGCAGATATACTATCACCCAAATCACCAAGAACCTGTTCTTGTGAACCTGGAACCAACCTATTAATAGTATTCTGTATGAAGTCAGGACCTGCCATACCATTCACTTGCATCGTCTCCAATGAATCCAGTCTATCAAGTACCTCTTGAGGTGCTCCATCGTTCACCAAATTTTCTCTTGTTATTGCAATCCCTTCAAGCATTTCATCCTTACCCATCTTACCAAAATTAGGAACAACTGATCCATCCCACAACTCCATAGAGGGAATTCCCATCTCTGCATATAATGCATGTCTTTGCTCTGGTGTTGCTTGATATGTTGACATACTAAAACCATCCTCACCAAATGTACCAGTCTCATCCGTTTGCTGCATTATTTGCTGATTCATGGACATTGGGGTTGGTGTATTTGTTCCACCTGCAGCAGCATTCATACCCTCTAATGTATCAACACCATACTGTTGTACAGCACCTTTAGACATAACAAACTCACCAGGAGTTAACATTGCAGGAACAGTATCAGTATTACCACTTCCAGGAACTTTTCCACCTTTATTAAAACCAGGAATCTTTTTTAAGAAAGATCCAATCTTCATCTTCGCTATTGCTTTAACTAATGCAGGAATAATTTTGGTTACAAGTTTAATACTAAACCGTGTAATCATTACCCCCAACTTCACGGCCATTCGACCAAAAGAAGTACCAAATAATAAGAATGCTGCTAACAATACAGGCCAAGTTTTCTTGAGGAACTTACCTATCGCTTCCACCTTACCTTTATTATCTGGATTTTGAAACCATTCTAATAATTTGAATATTACTCTACCAAAAATAATCTTACCTAAAAAATCAAATACTTGTCCGAATAAACCTTTAACTGGTGCAACTACTTTCTCTACACCTGTTTTTAAAGCACCAAAACCTTTCTTAACTGTTTCTAATCCAGATTCTTTCTTATCCCTCTTTGCATTTTCAGCAGCACGACGCTTCTTCTTCGCATCATCCCTCTTCCCTTTAATCTGATTGATTAAAATATCACGTATCGAAGTAACACTAACAAGAATATCTGCAAGAGCATTACCACCACCATCACCACCTTTTGATGCAAGTTTTTTTGGATCCAACTTCGCAGTCGCAGGAGGAAGCATCTTCTGTCCCATTATCTTTTGGGGACTAACGGTTGTTTTCTTAACTTTAAATCTTGGATCTGCCTTTTTTCTATCTGCCCTTACTCTTTGTATTTCCTTTTGTAATACAGGTATTCTTCCATCACTTGCATTTGTAATCACAAGTGCATTAGTTGCCTCCATTAATGCACGTAAATAATCCACATCATTATTAACATCCATCAAATCAATATCAAGATCTGATAGTATTTTTAAAATTGGAGGACTACTAACGGCCATTCGATTGTTGTTGCTTTTGCTTTAATTCTTCTTCCTCAAGATGTTGTTGAAGAAGTCCCACATAGATGTCTCGTTCCCAAGGCATCATATTTTCAATCTCGGTTAATGAATATTTATGGTACTGCATCAAAGAAAAGTTCAACCTAAAGTAATTCTCTAGGTCCATATGCATTAGGGCTAGGCGAAAAAAGACGCTAATCCCTCAAGCACAACATCACTTTTCACTTTTGTCTTTGGATTAGTTACCTTCACAGTATGAGATAACTTGGGCATTGTCTCAAAGAATTTTTCAATCTCTTTAAATTGAGAAGAATTCATTTGCTCTAAAAAATCTTTCACTTCTTTTTTTGTACAATCTGCAGCAGCCCAAACTTCATCTGCAGTGAAGATTTTATCTATACATGTAGCAATTAAATCAAATGATTGATCCATTGCATTAGCATCATCAAAATCAAAATTATTTTTAATAAACTGTTCTAGTGATGGATACTTCAATTCCATCATAAGATCTTTATCAAGTTTTATTTGATTTGTATGATCATCATTTTTTTGAATTTTAATATCATCCAAATCAATAGTGATAGTAACTTGAGTCTCTTCATCATCAGGACATATAATATTAACTTCAATCTCCTCTCCAACAGACTTTCCTCTGATGTTCAGGAATAAAAATTCAATATCAAAAGTAGGAAGTTGATCTACTTTAACACCTTTTGTAAGAACACAGTTCTTTAAAACATTTTTTATTGCAGTTGTGATCTGCTTTGTATCCTCTGTTTCTAAAGCAAGTACAAGTAACTTCTCTTCTTTAACAAGAAAAGGTCTGTAGTTAATACTTTGTCCTGTAGA